GAATTAGCAACATATACAACTGTAAATAATCTCGTCGTGTCAAATGCGGTCATTCAGATGGGTACTGGTAATGATGGTTCATATGATACTGGTATACTTATGATTGATGACCCATCGCGCTCAAATATTATTGCTGGCTATATACACGCGGATAATGAATTTGTATTGGGAAGAACTTTTGGAGGTCCAACAACCCAATCATTTACAGTTGATACTTCGAATACAATGAACCTTCATGTGTATGGTGAGTTGTATACCGAAGGACGAATGGGTATCGCGAATACGTCCCCAACTCATACACTTTCTATAGGTTCAAATGTGTATTTTGACGATACGGGGTCAAATGTGATGTATAGTGCTGGTAATGTTTTTGTGAATAAACTTTTGGTTGGCACGGGTGGTATTATGGTTGGAGATTTACTCACACTTCAACCAAATTCTGTATCCCCGGTTGTCATTAATAGTAACGTTCAAATGAATGGTTTACGCACGACTGGGACTACGTCGAGTGGTATCGCGAATACGTCACCTACAGATACGTTTTCGATTGGGTCTAAAGTGATTGCAAATATAGATTCCGCAAATGTATTGACTGTTTTTGGTAACACGGTGACGACAGGTCTCATCACAGACCTTATCTTCTCAAGTTCAAACATCACAATTCATGGTGATAGATTTGGTGGGGACAGTACTTCTAATGTACTGAGCCTTATAGCTGGTCCAACAGCGTCAAATGTGAGCGCTATTGAACTCTACGGTGCGAGTACATCCAATACACATCAAAATATCCGTTTTAAGACTAGAAATACCGAACGTATGCGTATAGGTCCCGCAGGTAATGTGGGTATAGCAACAACGAGTGCATCTGAAAAGCTTACGGTTGCGGGTAATATTTACGCAACTGGAAGTAATGCTGCAATTTATGGTAATGTTTGGGGTTCCACTGGTAATATATCTATGCGGGTCTATTCAAATCCTTTGGGTGGTGAAAATAAAATTGAAAATATTGTGGACGTGGGGAAGGGTCTTAATTTTTATGTGAGTCAAACTCCTACTATGGGTACACCAAAGCTGACTATTTTGGAATCAAGTAATGTAGGTATTGGGACAACAGCACCAATTGGTATTCTTCATACGTCAGGTGGGACGGCGTTTATCAATAATCAGGTTGTGTACAGAAATGGCTATAATCATTTAGATGCACCACTTGTTGTCACTAATACAAATCCAGTTCTAAGTGATTTAGTTGCCGACCCCGTAATGCATATCACACGCGACGGTGATTTAAATCGCGATGGTGTTCGAGCTACATTTAAAATGGGTAAATATGACTTTGCGACTGGAACCTCACGTTCGAAACTTGAAATATCACTCGCCGATGATAGATATACGAGTGAAAAAACTATTATGTCTTTAGAAGCGAGTGGTCGCGTTGGTATTGGTACAACAAATCCAACTGCACATTTAGAAGTATACTGTACAGGTACTGCAAACCCTCTAACAAATGGTCTTCTTGTACATAATCACGAATCACCATCAGGTGACGCAATCGTAGCTATGCGAACAGATGTAGCAGCTGGTAATGCATTTACATCCTATATTCAATCTGCTTCAGAGTTTACTGCGCTAGGTTGGTCATCGGGTGTTACAGGTTCGGGTCATTATAGAATTACACAAAATGCGTATACAGTTGCAGATGCTACAAGTACAGCTTTATTCATAGATTCCGGGTCACGTAATATAGGTATTGGTACAGATGCACCACGTGATAGATTAGAAGTAAATGGGAATGTAATCATAGGGAATAAACTTACATTTGGTGGTCTCGCTGGTGATGAATATGGTAATACAATAATTCAAGAACGTCGATACAACGAAGATTTTACTAGAACTGAATTATTACTCTTTAAAGGTAATGATGCGACATCCGTTGCACAAGGTCCCGATCGAATTCGACACATTGCAGGTGAACACGTATTCCAAACATATACAAGTTCCGGTGATACGTTTCAAAACATTTTAAGTGATATGGATGGTGAAACAGATAAACCGTTAATTATCGCAGATAATGGTTTAGTCGTCGTCGGTGGACAAAGGTCGGATGCGACGGGTAGAGGTACAAATACGAAATTGGTCGTTAATGGTGATATTGAATTCGGTGGTGGTGGTACATTTAGATTAGATGGTATTACATTATCTACAACGGAAGGTGTGACATCTCGGAATAAAATTAGAAATCTTTTAAATGGTACATCACGTCGTGAACTTACGTTTGTACACGAAGTTACTGATACCGCTGACTATGAATTTGCTCGATTCGATGCGATTGGTAATTTGGGTATTGGTACTTCAACCATAGCATCAAATGTTCATATATACAATGGTAATACAACTAGTCAAACGTTATTGAAACTTGAAAGTCCTGGGACTAATAAGGAGACTGGTATGGTCTTGTACACAAATGATAATGAAGGTGGATACATACGAGGATTTAGTAATTCAGAGAATAGCACAACAGGTCTTGTGATGGGTGTATCTAACAATAGCGTACTTACAAATTGTCTTCATATGATTCAATCGAGTAATGTTGGGATTGGTACAGCTAAACCAGCTACAAAGTTTCATGTATATAATGGTATTCCAAGAATTGAAAGTGTATCAAGTAATGCTGTCGTTGAATTAAAAACAAGTGCTGGTACATCTACTATCTTTTCTGGAACAAATGGTAACGTATATATCCAACCCTTTTTATCAAATACGTTTATAAAAGGTAATCTTGAAACAAGTGGTAATTTAACGGTAAAGGGTGCGATTGATTTAGGTAACCAAGTCGGTGTTGGTCTAGGTGCTTCAACTGCAAATACATCACTACATGTAAATGGTGGTATAATTACAAACTCGGACCAAGTTGCATGTAAAAAATACTCAAATACATTTAGTATTGGAAGTTCAAATAACAAAAAAATAACATTCGAATTTCGTAATCCGTCATTTTACGCAAAGATTATTGCGATTTTAAGACGCGTTGATGGCTCAACAGTTGTCGATTCAAGTACAATGATTCTTGATGTTCAAGGTGGTACAGATAATGGTAGTTTATCAACTGTACCTATAGCTGTTGGTACAAAGAGTATATTTGGTGGTACAAATATGTATCCATGGAGTTCTACAGTCACCTCAACCGCAACAAGAATCCAAATTTCACCATATGACCTAGATAATACGAGAACCTATAAATATGATATCGTTGTTGAACTTATGTCTTCAAACGGTGGCGGTCTTTTAGAGATAAAAAGTGGTGAAGATGGTGGTTACATTCCACGTGGAGCATTCACCTATTAAATAACTTTACCACCCAGGGAAAACCCGAGGGTAGAGTTAGAGTAAAACATTTACGCCCTGATGGAATCAGAGACGGCTAGGAAGAGGACGCCGACAATAAAAGCCATGACGACGTAATTACATTCAGTCTCTTCATTACCAAGTTGTGGTTGCGATGTAGCCACGCGCTTAGCTTGGGGCTCAGCTTTGGGTTTCTCAGCTGGAGCCCTTTGTTGTACAGGAGGTTCAAGTTCCTCCAAAGGACAATAACCTATCATTTATACTGTACTTAGAGATTAATTTCTGTCTTCTTCTTCTTGCGACCACGTTTGGACTTGGAGGCATCCACGTTCACCTCTTTGACTTCACCACCCGTCGATTCACCTGAAATAGACACGATGTCCGAGATGTCATCGTCGTCGTCAACTTCCATAGACTTTTGTTGCATTCTTGGGCTTGTATTCATTGGGGGAATAGGTGGCATCATCACACCACCCATGAGACTTGAGATGTCAATACCGGGACCTTGCATCTCGTACTGACCACTACTACCACCAACTGGGGGTGGACCCGTAGGTGCACGCGTCGTATTTTGCATCGCTTGCATCATATTGTTTACGAGATCTGGGTTTTGTTTGAGCACATCATTCATATTGGGCATCACTGATTTGAACATGCTGTTGGTCAAGTGAAACATCATCGCAGAGCCACCCAACATCATGATGAGCTTGATTTCTGGTGCAACATTGACCTTCGTACGATACTTGACGTACAACTCCTCGAAGACACTATCGTAATCGTCAACGTTTTCCATGATTGATTCAGACCAACCATCAAGTTGAATCTCGAATGGATTGTAGCGTTTGTTAAGAAACTCGAGACCAGTAACACAGGCGACGAGCATACGTCTCGAGAAACGAATAGATTGCTCGACATCAATACTGTACGTAATACGCTTGACCTCAGTTCTCAATTCCTCGACATTGGAGTACGCCGTAAGTCTCTTATTCACAGCGAAACCCTTCTTCTCGAGTCGACCCAACTTATTAATGAGGTCTGCCTTTTCTTCATCAACAGAGGAGTATCCCTTGGAAGGTGTTTCTTCTTGTGGACCTGGGGCTCCACCGTCGTCATAAAACATTTGTTCATCATTGTCCTCACCATAGTCAATCTCCTCATCCTGTTGAGGTCTAGGTGGGGCAGTTTGTTTGTTTGGATTTACAAAAGCATCCATAGCTTCTTGTTGTACAGGAGCTCGTGGACGTTGAGGTTGTTGGGGAGCCGGTCTAGGAACTTGTTTGGGACGTGAGGTTGATATCTCAATCTCATCCATCAGGGCCTGTTCATCAGCATCTAATTTCATCACAGTAGTATTTCCACGATCAAGGATAATTTCTTCGTCCATCTACTCTTTATAAGGAAACTATTAAATTACCTTTAACGCACTTTATAAAAAATTATATATGTATACTATAAATGTTTAACCTCAACCGGGCCAACCGAAATGCCATCACGTCCATAGTCGGTTTGATTGTCTTAATTTTCATTCTCGGTGCCATAAAGTCCAGAAGTGGCTATGAACCCAGAACACTCGCTATCAAGACGATCAGTGAGAAGTCTCTCTTTGATCTTGAGCACAAGTTGGAATGTGCTCCTGGACACACCAGTGAAGGCAGTGTGTACACCAAAGGCTTGACTCCAGGTGGACTTTGCGGTGCTCAACAACTTGTGAGTGACCAAGCTCGATATGAAATTGAAGATGGAATCGGTGGATCTTTAATCTAAACTAATATAAATGGCTTTAGTGACTTCCTCCAAAACTATTCCGGATCTTGATTACGAGTATCACACCATAACTGTTGACTCTATCGGCCAACTCAGTGCGAATGCTTTTACTTGTCATCTCCAACAACCCCTTCGTAATGTTGTTCAGGCCAAGCTTCTCGCCGCCCA